ACCTTCTACCACCCCGACAGGACTAGTGGAGTTACTGGAACCAACGTGTTCCCTGCCTATTTAAGAAAGCCATACACCAGCCGTGATCGCTGCCAGTGTGAGGACTGATTATGAATATCCTATATCATCAAGTATCTAAGCTAAATGGACTCGGTGTAAAGATCGAGGCTGCTGACCCTGGTGTCAGTATGTTCAAGCCAGGGATCAGTGGTGATGTGTCACAAGGGGGTTGGGTTACCCCTGGACGATACACACTTAGCTTTGATCCTGATGTTTTAGGAGACAGGTTGAATGAAGCTGCTGCAAGGGGAGAGATGCTTATGTATAAGATTATCTCTCGTCCCTTCGGCAGTTTACCATTCACCAACGACAACTTTACTATCCCTAATGGATGGGACTACACCTCTGGTGTGCTAGCTACTAGCACTGTCGATTCCAGTGGTTACGAAGGTGATACTTATGGTAACTCACTCAACAGTTCTGGTGATGGAGAGCTTATTGATCCTACCGATACTTACACCGAAGATCGTGCTACAGATTCTATCGTAGTTACACTGTCTGATGGTGATACTCTAGTGGTAGGCATAGGAACCTATGGAGGAACTTTGGCTAACCCTGCTGGATCAGATGGGTTTACTGTCCACTGTGCCCCTCACCCTGGCTATCGTGCCTTGCCCTTCGGCCAAGGCACTGGGTCTTATGATGCTGATGTCTGGTCTAACTTCAAGACCAAGGTTACTGAGGGCCTTAGTGCACTGCCTTACAGTGCCGAGCTAGCCTTCAACGCCACGACAGTCCCCACTATCTATGTAACAGAACCTTACGAAGTGGAGTGCGATGGAGAGGTCGTTAGCGGAGTGGACTGCTCCAGCTATTCTATCACAAGAAGCACTCCCTCTACCACTTTTATAATCAACTACTTGACCAAGGCAGTAAGGACTTTTGATAAAGATTCCTTCACCTTTGAGCAACTGGCTAACATTCTATACAACACTGCTATTAGACAGTGGCAGACTCACGATACTTCATCAGCCTATAGCATCTCGGATTACCAGATGATGTGGAAGGTGTTCAAGTATGCCTGCTACAATGCACAGTATGGTTCAGGTGATTGGTGTGAGGGTATCAACGCTAAGAGACATATGGCTCACGGTGTAGCCAAGGCATCTGTCAAGAGACACCTAGCAGCTATGAAGTTGTTCTTCTTTGCTGCCGTAATGGATGCTACCTCTGCTCCTGTTGGAACCTATACTCCTGCATTCGAGGGACTATGGAAGATGGCCTCAGTCGCACAGACTATGAGAGCATCTTACCCATCCGTTATATCTTACGGACGCTTCAACCAAGGTAGCAATCTTACTCCATCAGGTGACACTTATAACTGGGTGTCAGGTATTACAACCGACAACGTAGGCCCCACTGGTAGAGCATTCATTCCCATGTATGCTGACAAGGAGTATCGTCAGGCAGGCATGGCAATCAAGCTATGGTTCGCCAAGCTCCTAGGCATGGAGCTACCAACAGACATCGAGCAGTTCCTTCACGTTCCACAGAACGGAGTAGCTATCACAGATCCTTGGGGCGTGAGCAACTCTCGCTTCGGCCACATCTCCAGCCCCAACGGACTAGGCTCCTGCTGGTCTGATGAACATAACCTTCTAACCTCTGAGGCTATGCAGTGGCTTTGGATGACAGGGGAGTATGACCACACGTCTATGATGCAGTGGTTCACTAAGAACATTAACTTCTATGCTCCTTATCGTATCGCATCGCTGTCTGGTATGCCCATGGCATTCAAGCTCATGAGCAACAGCGTGAGTGGCGTGCAGAACCTACAGTCTGCTGACGATGGCTCAGGTATAACTCTTACATGGGCTGACGCACTGGACAGAGACTACGAGGTTTATCAAGTTAGCGTAGTGTCCTCTTATGAGGGAGCTACTCACCCTGACAACGACCTAGTCTACGGATCCTTCAAGGGTGATTACAAACTAGTAGCCACCACTTCTGATCTATCAGCACGTATTGCTGTCCCTGGTGATGGGACCTATCGCTACGTTGTCCGTGCTACATCTCCCATTAAGTCTCGTAACACTGAAATCCTTACCCACGTTGTATCAGGTTCTACTGGATGGGAAGGTAGCAGTGTTACTGATAGTCGCTCTGGTATTAGCTGGGATCTAAGTAACACTGGCACTGTAGGTGTATTCGTTGACGGTAGTCCTTGGGTCCTAGGTCCTGCTATTATCACAGGCTCCAACGCTGACGCTGACGTGGTAGACTTAGAGGTTGGACAGGCACAGCCTTTCGACCCACGTGGAGACAACTACGATGGAAGCGCAGCAGCCACTTGGCCTCTAACACTATCTGGAGGTAGCTCTGTGATCAGCACTGTCTCTGGAGTTAGTGGTGTCAGTGACATGGGTATACTAACTGTAGTGTCTGCTATCCCACATCGAGGCGACTTCCGCCCTGCTCCATACGCAGGTGCGGTTAACTTACAATTGAATACTAGTGATGTTAGCACTAGCACCTTCGCTTCTAGCATTGATTCTTCTGGTGACATGTTCCTGTCCCCCAACAGCACTAGGGTGGAGACCTACAGCTACAGGCTAGATGATGTGTGGTATTACGGAGACTCTGATGTCAGCGCTCAGGCACGACGCAAGCCTCGCCCACGCCAGATGCCTAGAAACTCTACGGACGCAGCCATTGTATTCCATGAAGCTGCACTCCTATTACACTCCTCTGATGCTGACAAGGATCTTCTACTCAACCCTATGGTTCAGCAGTGCATTGACATGGTGGGCTCCTACGAGTCCGCTGCTGCCGCTGGAGCCCGACCCAACCCTGTTGTCGCACGATCCGCTGGCGTCCTTCTCAAGCGCTTCCAAGGGCTCTCAGGAAGCTACCTTCCTGCTGCCTCTGGCACACTGCTAGACAGTAGGGTCTACCTGATCGACACTGCTGATGACCGTAGCTTCTCTGGCACCACTATCGCTGGTGTAAGCGCTAGTGGTGTTCGCAGTGTTAGTGGTGATGCTATTGGATGGACTGTTGATAACACGACCAGCACCTACGCAGGATCCATGGAGGGTGAGACTCTGACTGAGTATGAAGGCTTCGACCAGGAGTCTGCACTAGAGGCAGAGCGAGGTGATACTCGTTGGGCAGCAGCCGAGACACTTTCCATGATGCTGTTCGGTGATGCCGAAGCAGACTATGGTAACGACGTAGCACTAGCCTACGGCCACCAGAACGCTAGCCGTCCTGTGGTTAGAGGTGGAAGAACGATGGGCGAGCTAGCTTCTCCCTTCATGCGCCAGTCCTTCGATAGCTTACAGGCTGTCTTTACCTCAGGAGTTACCGCTGCTGACTCAGGTCTACCACCCATGGGTAGTATTCCTGGACCAAACACTCTCCAGGCTTCTGGAACTCACCTTCTTAGAAACGTTATCGACCAGCCTGGATACTATTCTAACTTCCGTGTCAATGGCACGGTCCATATCCGAGCTAACGATGTTCACCTATACGGTGGTAACATTGACGCACGCAACGAGAACCATTGCATTGAAGGTGGTGGATTCTCAGGTCTTAGGGTAGAGAATTGTAACCTTACAGGCTCTACCAAGGCTGCCATCAATGCTGATAGTGTAATCGTTAGAGGCTGCACCATCTATGGCATCAAGGGCAATGGGCTCAATATTGGTGGGCATGGCTCTTTGGTTGAAGCTAACTACTTCGATGACATTGCTACCGTAGGTGATGGAGATTACTACGGTGTTGTCGTCAATGAGGGTAGTGATATTAGCATTGAGTGGAACTACTTCAACACTCCTTACGACGCCAACGGATCCAAGGTAAAGAACTGCGTCCGCATACGTCCTGCACAAGGTAATGTGCAGGACGTTACAGTGTCTGGTAACTGGTTCCGTGGTGGCACAGGTCCCGCCATAAGGGTAGGTGCCTACCCATCAGCAGGCTACACTATCTCTGGTATTCAGATAGTAGCCAACAGGTTCAGTCAGGAGTCTGGCACCACTGAGGCTTGGTCTATTGCAGCGCCAATCGCCGCCGGGGTTACCACAAATGACAACAAGTGGTGGAACCCACAGACTAACAGTGTAGTCCGAGATGTCATAGATGACCCTGATTACAGCGCACCAGGGTCACCCTCCCCAGCATAAAATATATTCCCTAAAGCCTATCTAGACCACCTAGATAGATGTAGGAGAACGCTATGAAGTCTATTACTAACGACAGCCTACAGGCTTTCGAGATCAACGTTGCCTACCCTACAGGCACTCAGCGCGTGTGGCTAGGTCCTAAAAAGACTATTGTAGTTCCTGCCACCGCAATTACCCCACAGTGTGCCCTTATGGCACGCAGAAGGATTCTGCGAATTAGAAACATCTGAGGATAACAATGGCAAACTTTGTAAGCCCCGGAGTCTACGTTGTCGAGAAGGACAATTCTGACTACCCCGTATCAATCAACCCTAGTGTGGTGGGTCTTGTTGGTTTTGCCAACCGTGGTCCCGTCAACGATGCTACTCTCATAACGGCAGCCGAGCGCCTTACTCAGGTCTTTGGTCGCCCTTCCGAGACAATCTACGGACAAGGTCTAGAGGGTGCGCTTGAAATATTAGAGGCAACCAACAGCCTTTATTTCATCCGTGCTGCTTCTGACGATGCAACTGAGGCAAAGGCTCTTGTTCCCCTAGGTGCCTGTCCCGCTGCCGAGCTTACCGCTTCTGGCTTTGGAACGTCCGCTGGTCTGGTTCTTAAGGCTCAGGTCTTTGACGAGAACGGTATTGCCCAGTTCAACACACCTAAGACCTACACCATTCCAGCCTCTACACCTAGCGTGAACACTCAAGGAAGAGCCGTTCGTCAGGCTATAGGTGGTCCTTTCGATGGTGCCAAGCTCTTCGCAGACTTCGACACTGCTGACGAAAGTGTTGCTTATATTGGTGGTGGCTTTGCTGGATCCTCCTGCCAGCTATTCCTATCAGCCTTCGAGGTTGACGGGTCCACTCCAGTAAATGTCCTCAAGGCACTAGATATTGCAGGTAACCCTACTGGATCACTCTCATCTGTGGTCCAGGTTCGTGGAACCACTCTCCTTGCCGATAACACTAACTCTAGTGTTTGCTACGAGGTCGAGTCCCTTTATCCTGGTGCTGGTTACAACCGAGGGATTACCGCTGCTGGTGGCTTCTCAGGCACTGCTGCTGTTGTTCAGCGTTTAGGAAGCGAGCTTGCTTTCCTAGGTGTCGAGGATGAAGGAGCTATCTCCGAGTCCTACAAGGTTGGTCTTGTCGATGGCGCTTCCTTCATTGAGGATGTGATCAACACTGGTCGTGTCGATGCAACCTCTGAGTATATCCAAGGTCGCCTCATCGCATCTGGTGAAGACTTCGATGCTGTTCCTCTCACTCAGTTTGCTGATAAGCTCTCACTCCTAGGTGCTCCCGTCACTGCTTACGGTGTGGGTCCTGCCGAGGCTGTCTATACTGTGGGATGGGACGGATCCTACGGCGGTGGTGCTGCTCCTGGAGCCTCTCCTGCCTCCAGCCCTGTCGGAGCTAGCCCTCGCTTCTGTAAAGTTCTTACTGGAACCTACGGACTCGCTGGTGGTGACAGTGGTATCCCAACTGTAGAGAGTGAGGTTGCTGATGCTCTCATAGGCGAGGCACTTGAGCCTAAGACTGGTATGCAAGCTCTTGATGATGACCTTCTTAACATCTCAATGGCTGCTGTTCCTGGCATCACTATCCCCTCTGTTCAGAATGCACTGGTCACCTTGGCCGAAAGCACTCAGAACTTCCTAGCAGTAGTCGCTCCTCCCTATGCCATCGGTGGTGCTCAAGAGGCTATCGAGTGGACTAATGGACTAGGTGGTGATCGAACTGGGGCCATTAGCTCCTCCTACGCTGCTGTCTACTGGCCCTGGGTCAAGACCTTCTCACCCTTCGATGGATCTGATCGCTGGTATGACCCTTCTATCTTTGCAATACGTCAGATGTGTGTCACTGATGAGGTAGCCGATCCCTGGTTCGCTCCAGCAGGATTCAACCGTGGTCGCCTCACCAAGCCTTCTGATGTTGAGGTTCGACTTAACCAAGGTGACCGTGATGCTCTCTACTCTGGTGGAAACGTTGTTAACCCAGTCGTTAACTTCCCACAGCAAGGCATTACCATCTTCGGTCAGCGCACCGCACAGCGCACGCCAACTGCTCTTGATAGAGTTAACGTTCGTCGCATGATGATCGTCCTACGCAAGACTTTGCTGGCTAGCACTCGTCAGTTTGCCTTCGAGCCTAACGACAGTGTAACCTGGGAGAAGATCACCAACGTGGTCGAGCCTCTCGTTGACGATATCCGACGCCGTCGTGGTATCACTGAGTTCAAGGTCATCTGTGACGAGACAACTAACACTCCCGTCCGCGTTGACCGCAACGAACTATGGTGTAAAGTTCTAATCAAACCTACGAAGACTGCTGAGATCATCGTCTTCGAGTTGAACCTCACCAACCAATCCGCAACCCTCTGATAAGCCATGGCATTCCGCTCCTCATATTACGCTAACAACCTTAACCGTGACCTCACGGAGAACGAAGGACTACCTGTAATCTCACAGGACCTAGACTCAGTAAGGTCATACCAGTGGGAGGTTACCTTCTACCCACCACAAGGTGTCGAGACTCCCTCGGTATTCTCCAAGCCATTGACGCTGGCTGCTAAGAGAGTTGGTGGCTTCGGCTACACAATGCAGGACATTGCTGTGGATCGTGTCAACGACAAGGTCTTCTACCCTGGTCGTGTGCAGCAGGACGAGCTAGAGGTTCAGTTCGACAACCTGCTTGCTACCAAGACTGGATTCCAACTCTACAAGTATATGACGAGCGTTTGGGACCCTGCAACAGGTGAGTATGCTAGTTCCTTCCTCCAGACTCCAGGCAAGTTTAAGTCTAAGGTTGAGATCATCGAACTAAATGGTCGCAACGAAGTAGTGCAGGTTATTAAGCTCAAGGGTGTCTACCCAAAGCAGATCACCAAGGCCGAGAAGGTATACTCTACCAACGACATGGACACTATCACCATGAAATTCCGCTGGGACTTCATGGAAGTTGAGGGTGATCCCGCAGGCTGATCCCTATAATAGTCAAATTATCTAGGCCCTGTCCATATGTGTATGGGCAGGGCTTTTACTATAATATATCATGCAGATCAACGAAGCAGTAACTAACATCGGTGACGGCGGACTCTTGCGCCAGGACGGGGGACGCATCGAGGCATACCGTAACGACAATGGAAACATTGTGGTCACAGGTGGTCCCTTCAACCGTGTAAAGAAGGAGCTAGATGCCAACGGAACTCTGAGCCCTGAGGATGCAGAGATGGTTACCGCTTGGTATGAAGGTGAAGGTGGGGAGGAAGGAGATGCGAGTGGCGCTCCCGTCATCTCACCCGAGGAGCAGGAGATGTTGGAAGCCACTGCCGCCATCGACGCCATGTTCCCAGGCCAGGGCGTAGGAGGCATGATGCAGTGGATGGCAACCAATATTCCTGGCATGACCCACAAGAAAGTCTTTGGTCTGACCAAGCAGAGTGGATCACTAGCTTTCAGAATGCTAAGTGATGCAGAAAGTCGCAACCCCATCGCAGTAGAGATGGACCTAACTGATAGGAAGATCGAGGACGCAAGAGATAGTAACGTTGACATCGCAGGCAGCTTTAAGAACCTAGTGTTCCTGCACAAAGTAATGAACGACATTAGGCGTGCTGGTGGCAATATTGATCCTAACATGCTAGCCAACAAGCTACGAATTATGGGTAATATGATCCATGTGAAGAAGATTCACGGCACCACTAAACTGTTCGTGCGATCTGTTGCTGACCCTGCCCACCACTATGGAGCCTGCCTTAACCTATCACCCATGCACCCCTTAAGTATGGCAGCAGAGGAGGCTGTCAAACAGATCCAGAAGATGGAGAAGGACTTAAGGGATCGAGGTATCATTAGTGAGGACGAGCCTGAGTTCATTAGACAGGCAGAGTTCCCTAACGCAACCCGAAGTGGAGGAAACGTTTCAGCCTGCATCAAAGACGTTTCTGAGATTGGAGAGGAAATCATTGACATGTATGAGCGCGGTGATCGTCCTGGCGCTATCAAGGCAACCATGAGACTGGTAGAGAAGTGGGCCGACACCTTCGAGCAAGCTATGCGTCTGGACGAAGGAATCCTTGACGAGGCAAGCGAGGAACTACGGGAGATTGCTGGCATGGTAGCAGATAAGCCAGCAGACT